GGGTTGACCCGAAGCTTTTGCCTCAATCAGCATCATCTCCGGTTCCCAGTATTCATATTCTTCCTGAGCAATGGCCTTTAGCTCAGGAAAGTTCCAGCGACCCTTCTTTGCATCCATTAATATAAGGTGCTGGTCACCATTACGAAATGGCTGGAATACTCCCCAAGTTGTAATTGCAGAATAGTCAGCGGTTTCTTTTTTACTATAGGCAGTATCATAAGACTGGATGACGTAGTCCAAATCAGGAATATCATCTTGTTCCCATTCCTTCCACCATTCGCGCTTGACCATCGCGGTTTCTTCTGATGTAGGATTTTGCTGCCACTGCGCGTTCCACTTTCCTACGGATAGCGAAGCTTTAACCCTTAGTAGCTCCTCTTTTTTCCAGAATTCAGGCCACAATGGTTCCCCCGAAGGCAAAATTGCAGGGAATTCTACTACCTCCCACTGGTCAGCCATAAGGTCTTTTTGCTGGGCTTGCAGTAACCTGCCGGTAATATCCTTCTTGGACCACCGGGTCTGGACAATAATGATGGAACCGCCCGGCTGCAAACGCTGACGAGGGCCAGATGTGTACCACTCCCACGCATTATCGTAGGCAGTAGAGGATAAAGCATCTTGTTCTGAGTGCGGGTCATCGATGATGAGCAAATCAGCACCACGACCAGTCATTGCAGCACCCACCCCCGCTGCAAAATATTCCCCGCCAGCGCTTGTCTCCCAACGACCCGCTGCTTGGCTGTCCTGTTTTAGGTCCGTGTTGGGAAAGATCTCCCGGTATATCGGGTCGGCGATCAGATCTCGGACCTTGCGGCCAAATCTTACAGCAAGTTCGGTATTCATGGTAGCCTGAATAATTTTTAGTTTTGGATTTCTTCCTAAAAACCAAGATGGCATGAGATAGGATGCAAATTCTGATTTAGAATGCCGGGGTGGCATATTGACAATCAATCTTTTTAGTTCGCCCGAGGCTATGCGCTCGAGCTTTTCGGCTATGATTCTATGATGGGTCCCCTCTATAAACCCCTCGTATACATGTTTTGCATACGTCATAAATTTATCTTGGGCCTCGTCACGAGTTGACAGGCGCTTCTGGTGCTCTTCCAGTAACAGGATTTCCTTTAGAACTTCCTCTGGCAGCAAATCTAGGTTTATGTTTTGATCCATTTCCGAACGATAATACCGCTGAATGAATTTATCAACCCTGCAAATCTTGTATACAAGAGACGCACGACTGTACACAATACAGGGGGTGGGGTCAGTTAACCGAAAGTTGGTTGACAATCGGTGGGAGTAACCCCGGATTGTTGCCATATATGCAAAAGACTTTTGCTAATTATGTGGGTAATGCTATCCCATATAATCTGATACTGTTTTATGGTCACATTTATATAGGAGGATGACATGACTTATGTTCAGTATATGCCAGTGGAAGGATGCGAGGAATGCGAAGCAAACATCGAGGTGCTAGGTCGAGCGGCAGCGGGTGCGTGTAACGAGTGCATTGAATACGGCGAGGCTAAGAAGTTTGTCATTGATCATGCCCGAACTGGTGTTCGTCAGGAGGGCTAACAATAAGAGAGGGCAGCGCAAGCTGTCCTCTCTTATTGAAACAAGCGCGGCGGCGGCGGCGCGGATCGCAGAACGCAGAACGCAGATTATTTATAGATGATGTATTTTTTTATTGTATTATCCCATTTTTTCGGATACTGTTTTATAAGGTCATCGAGGGGTTCGATGATCATCAACCACATCAAGGAAAGGAACATGATATGTCCAATAATGATGTGATTATTACCATCACGATTGCCGGTGGCAAAGTGTCTATGGTATCTCCGGAAAAGGTCGTGCAAGTTGCGACTGCACCGGCTAAGAAAGTTGCCAAGCGCGGCAGCTATGTTATCCATTCTAAGAGGCGCTGCCTGAATATACTGCGGCAGCGGTCTCATGTGATCTCACCAGCACGGCTGGCTAATATGGTCGGGATCAGCGTCGGTGCAACGCACAACTGCATCTATCTTCTGAGGCGTGATGGCTGGGATATCCAGACTGTCAAGGGCGGTTATAAGCTCGCTTAATCATGCCTGAACTTGTGGGGGCTATGCCCCCACCTTTTTTTTCTTTGGAGGACACTATGTCAAGAAGAACTAATCCATTCGGCAAGACAGCAACGCTTGCCAATCCTTACGCAATCTATGAGGGCAGCGGCTTTACTTGGAAAGTCCTAAAGACCTACCGCCGTCCTGACCTAGAACTAAAAGACCCACAGTACGCGCGTTGGCTGGTGTTTGCTAGCAGCCCCGCCTGTCCGAACGGCGAGTGGGGCGACACCTACGCGGTCGATGTCCTACGACATGGCAGCTTGGTTGACTGCACCGATGAGTGGCGCGATGCATACGGAGGATAATATGCAGACAGGGAAAGGCGGCAACAGCCGCCTTTTTTTCTGAACGAGCCGCCGCGGCGCAGCCGTGGTTCGCAGGTCGCAGGTTATTAGTTGACGCTGGTTTTTTTATATGGGATAATCTTATAAACTATTGAAGGGGTTCTATTATGGATGATAAACAGTTTTGTTCTAAAACGTCAAAAATGCCCGGGCATTCTATCGGGCGCAGCGCGAGACTATGCAATGTCGGGTCGCGATTGCGTAAGGTCAAAGGCAGCACATGCGAAAAATGCTATGCGCTCAAGGGCATGTTTAACATGCCCAACGTAATAGCAGCATACGAGCGGCGCGAGGAATTTTTTCACGCGGTCGATTTCGTGCCGCGAATGATCGCCGTATTAAACAGGCTTCGCAAGCCCGAATTCCGTTGGTTCGAAAGCGGTGACGTTGAAAACGTGCGGATGGGTTTAAACATTCTTGACGTATGCGAGGCGACACCGGACAAGCAGCACTGGATACCAAGCCGCGAGTTCGAGACATGGCGCAAGGTTCTGAAAATTCGCAGCTTGCCCGACAACGTCACGTTACGAATGTCAGCGCACATGATAGACGGCGCACCATCCAAGGGCTGGCAGAATACTAGCACAGTATCCAGTCATGGCAGCAAGACACAAGGTCACATCTGCCCCGCACCACAGCAAAACAACGAATGCGGCGACTGTCGCGCTTGCTGGGATCGTTCGGTCAACAATGTCACCTATTATCAACACTAATTCCAAGCATAAAAGCCAGCCCGAAGGGCTGGCTTTTTGTTTTTGTACCGCGAACCGCGAAGCAAGGGCGCAGGTCGCAGGTCAGCGAAGCTGTGACCATGATTCAAGGGCGCAGATGCGGAGCGCAGCAGTCGCAGATCGCAGATCGCCGCGCCATCGAACCGCAGAACTCAGGTCATCGAACCGCGATCCTTGGATTTCGGGCGCAGATGCGCCGTCAAATAAATATACATCGCCGGTCGAGGGGTCGTGCGCCAAGAAAAAACTTACGCCTTTACACCGCGAATGTGAGAGATGCCAAGCAATCTGGGATTTTGCTATAGAAACGCGGCCATTTTTAATTATTTTTAATTCAGCCCATATTGGCACACCATCCATACAAATATATACGTCAGGCATCCCCTCGCCTGTCCTGTTTTCTATCCGCTGGAAGTGGCTCTTTTTCGGTAAAGTCTGCTTCAATAATGTCCACAGTGATTTCTCTGTTTTTGGCATCTTCAACCCTCTTCATCTCAGGTTCTGGAAAAGCGTTCGGATATTGTTTGCGGAGTGCGGCGAGTCTGGCAACGATGTCATCACGCGACATATTATCAAGCTGGTGAACGTGCGTAGACTCTCGCCGATCAATGGTCAAACCACCAAGGCTCGAGCGTATCTTTTCAGCGTTGATAGCAGCACTGAATTGACCGGCATCTTCTGCGGCTCGAGACAGTTCATCGAACCGCTTCAACTGATTGATCAGGGTCACGCCGTATTTACGTTCTCTGGCTTCGCGAAGTTCTTTGATAAGTTCCGGCACTTCGGGAAAAGATTTGCCGTCAAGCAGTTTGGCTGCGTGTTGAGCCGCGCTGCCTTCAGCATAGCCAGCCTTTCGAGCGCATTCAGCATTCGACCATCTGCCATCAACATAAAACTTTGCAAACTCTCGCTGTCTGTTTGTCAGGCCAGCCGGTCTGCCGACCTTTTTGCCTATAGTGTTTTCTATGGGTTTATCAGTTTCTTTTTCCAAAACTCGTCCTCGTACCGATTTATAGCGTGTGTAAGTGTAACAATGTCACAGAAGTGTAACAGCTACAACTGTTACTGGATAAGGGTTTGTGACACTGTGACACTTGTGACACCGTTTTTCAAAATATTTTTTATTTTTTCACAACCCGTAGAAAACATTATAGACACCGAACTTTTTTGTTTGACTACATGGGATATTATGATAGTTTTATCTTATAACGTAATTGATTCTAAAGGATCGTGGTTCGCGGTTCAAGGGGCAAAGACAATGAAAGTTAAAACATACACCATAGGATTACGCAAGCCGTCATTAGGTGCGCGGGTCTTGCATTTGGCTATCAACAATCGGGCATGGTTGAAGGCGGCTATGTCCAAGCGAATTGCTTATGGAGGTAAGAAGAATGGATAAGATGATTGAACTGGAGTTTAAGCTTCGTGATGGTGGTTCTTACTATCTATGCGATACAAAATTTTCAGTCATGTCTGGCAGGATCAGAAGGCAGATCAATGCAATCGAGCATGTGGTCGAGCATTATGCATCGGTCAATGGAATTGCCGTGAAGCATACTTATGAAGAGGTGGTCGAGATGATCCGCAAAGCAAAGGGGTGGGTTGCGTAATGTATTGTGATGAGTTTGCAAACTATCAGGTCAGCGATGACAGCCGTTTGCTTGATGTAAATGTGGAATGCCAGTTGGCCTATCGTGCGTTGCGCGATGCTCAGTGGGATGGCATGGACACGGCTGCGCTTGAGCAACGGTATAAATATTTAACTGACAAGCTATTGATGGGAGTGACCTATGAGCCTCGTTTCTGATTATCGGTTCGAGAACCACGGTTCAATATTCTTGTGCCAGCCATTGAATGGTGCAGCCAAGGACAACTTGGACGAGGGTTGTGATGCGGTTTTAGGTACGTTTCACATTCGTTGGGGCAATGCCTTGGTCGTTGATCCAAGGTTCGTGAATGACGTTGCCAAGCAGCTAACAGATGAAGGGTGGATAGTAGAATGAAAACCTATCTTGTGGAAATAAATGCGGTGGTCTGGAAACAGATCGAGGTTCGCGCTGAGTCGGTCGAGGCCGCAGATACATTGGCGCATGAGTTGTTCAATCTGGCTGCGGACGGTTGTCCGGAGCGGTATGACCAACAGACCCAGATGATCTGGGAAGATGGTAAGGAGGTAAGGAGGTA